ACTTTATTCTCGCTGAACGGCAATGCGCCCGCTCTAACGAGCGGCTTGCTATCCACTTTCTCGAAGGTGCGCTGGACCGTGAAGACGGCCAGATTGCTACCCCAGAGGGTGCGTGCTCTCGGCTCATCGCCGAGGCGCGGAAAGAGATGAGCAAGTTGCTTGGAAAAATCCCTTCTGACCTCAAGGGTCGGTTCGGACCAGGAGCCACTTATGGCGACAGGGGTAAGCTAACCACCGTCCCCGATAAGATGTCGTCTCGACCCACTCTAACCACATCAGCGCTCTGGTTCCACGTATTTCAGTGGTCCGGGACTGCATGGGCCGAAGCCTGTGCTGCTGATGGACGAGAAAGCGAGTTTGTGCGGGGCAACCGTTTCACTACGGTGCCTAAAGATTGCACGAAGGACCGCGGCATAGCCGTGGAACCAAGTGTCAATTTGTTCTACCAGCTCGGCGTAGGCCGGGCCATCAGAGCCGCACTCAAGCGTCATGGTAACATCGACTTGACGCATGGGCAGGACATCCACAGGCGGGTCGCCTGTGAAGCCAGCAAGCATGGCCGTTCTGCTACACTCGACCTCTCGAATGCCAGTGATACCGTTTGCACCAACTTGGTTAAGTTGCTGCTCCCTCGACAGTGGTTTGAGCTTGTAAACTCACTCCGCTCTCCTTTCACCCTGTTTCGTGAGAAATGGGTGCACTTGGAGAAATTTTCGTCGATGGGTAACGGTTTCACGTTCGAATTGGAAACGGCTGTTTTTCTTGCCGTTATCCTAGCCGTCAGAAATCTCAGAGCTGTAGGCGACCCCTTCTGGGGGACCGTCAAGCCTGGGACTGATATCTTCGTTTATGGTGATGACATCATCATACCGACGGAGTTGGCTTCGGACGTGATCTCCGCGCTTACCTACTGTGGATTCTCAATAAATAAGGATAAGTCCTTTGTTGATGGCCATTTTAGGGAATCTTGCGGTGGGGACTACTTCGGGGGGGTGGACGTACGTCCATTCTTCCTAAAGGAGTACCCGGATGAACCGCAAGACTGGATCACAATCGTTAACGGGCTTCGTCGGATGGCTGACCTCAAAGAGGGCAACTTCGATCTGGGCCGCAGTTATCTTTTGCGTCCTTGGTTTGTCGCTCAGGATTCAATTCCAACTCACATTCGTAGGTTACGAGGCCCTGAAAAGCTTGGTGACCTGGTCATCCATGACGAATGCGAGCGGTGGCAAACCCGTAAGCGCGGAACCATCAACTACATTCGCACATACCGGCCTGCCCGATTCAGACGAATCGAGTGGAGACACTGGAAAGGCGAAGTAGTGCTGGCGACAGCCCTCTATGGAACCGGAGATGGCGAAGAGGGGATTACTCCCCGCGACGCTGTCCTCGGCTACAAAGTAGGCTGGGTGCCTCTGCCAACAGCGACCTCCCACTGGCTTCCAGCCAGTGAGAGTGGCGCTCCACCCATACCACCCGAAACGTATATTCCTGGGAAGGAACAACGTTTGTCGCCGGAAACAGCGACGTACGGGGGCCCATCAGTTCCTGCCCCGCTCGTGAGAGCTCGGCTTAACTCGATGGTTTGGGAGATCCGCGAATTCGC